CTCACGGGTCCCGTATCCCATCCCACACCCTCACCGCATCCCATGCCAGCTGGCTGTCCAGCCGCCCGTTGATAATTCCTCGCCAACGCCGCGCCTCAACGTTGTGGTGCGCGATGATCACCTCAGCGTTGAGCGTGTAGCGCTCAGTGGCGTGGTTCCACGAGTTGGTCAGCACGTAGAGCTTTGGCCTGCACCTGTGGATCGCCCGCAGCAAGGCCCCCTGGTCGCGCTTTGCCCAGCGGTCGTACTCCGCCCGCCACACGTTGAAGAACTCGTGCATCCTCTCGCCCCGCCGGAACCCGAACACCCCCCCGTTGTACTGGAGCAGTTGGTCGCTGCCGATCTCCTTGAACGTTGCGTCGGCCTCTTTCACGTTGTCTGGTCGCCGCATGTTGCTGGCCAGCCCGTACCTGTCAATGTCCTTGCAGATGACGAACTCCCAGCCATCCCGCAGGAAGGCGAACAGACTGTGAATCGGGGCCATCAACTCGGTATCGGCGTCCAGGTACACCACGTACTCCCACTCTCTGGGCGCGTACATGTCCGCGTTGAGTTTGGCCCAGCGCCCGCCGATGTCCAGGTCAGGCGCTGGGATCGCTATCTCCCCCACGCCCAGCGGCCTATCGCTGACCACCGCCACGGGTAGCCCCGGCATATGGCGCCGGAGTGACGCGACACACCGCTCCGCGCACTTGCGCGCCGGGTCGCCAAACGCCACGATGTACACCCCGCACCGGGAGATGTCCCCGACGTCTATCGGCGCTGGCGCTGGCGGTAACGCGGGCGGCGTGGTCATCTCCTCAATCGCCTGTTGGAACCCCTTGCACCAGGCCGCCAAATTGTAGCGCCTTACCGCATCCGCAATCTCTTCGGCCGGCGTCGTGTCGGCAATGGCCAGCCGTATGGCGTCCAGCGCTGACTCGGCGTTCCCCTTCTCGTACATGAACACGCCCGGCAGGCCGGACAGTTCGTCCAACATGCCCACCCCCGCAGGCACGACCGCCGGTCTCCCGCAGGCCATCGCCTCAAGTGGCGGCATGGGGATACCCTCGATCAGCGCCGTGCACAGGTAGACGTCCAGGGTACGGTAGTATTCCTGCATCGTGGCCCAGGTCCAGTCGTGCGCTGGCACTGGCCATCCCTTGCCCGATGCGGTGAATCGCGCCACCTGACCCGCGCCGAGGGTGAGCATCTCGGTGAGGATCCGTTCGCCCTTGCGCCCCCCGCCATAAATATAGCCAGATACCCCCACGGTTGGCTGTTGGTGGCGCACGCGTTTCGATGGAGCGAACTTGCGCCAGTCGAGCGGCGGGGAGACTTTGGCCGCTGGGCCATCGCACGCCAGCCGGGTCACGTACTGGTCAGCGCAAGCCAAACGATAATCACACGCCTTGCTGACCCAGTTCCAGGAGAACGCCTTCTCCTTCACCGAGGTGTCATAGTGCGTGAACCAGCCCAGGTGCTTGCCGTCGCGCCTGTTCTTGTCAAACAACAGGTAGGGCACGTAGACGTTGATGTCCGCGCCCGCATCGGCCTTGTTGCAGACCGGCCATCCCGTACCCTCGGCCAGGTAGCGCGCGCACCGCGTGAGGATCTGCTCGTCCGGCTTGAGCACGCCGACGATGGATATCTTCATCTCGCCATCCCGTACCTGTGAGTCACCAGGCTGCCCCCGTTCCATGTCCCTCCCAACACCCACAATCTCACCCGTACCCTCTGTAGCGCCCGCATGAACGCCCCCTGATCCTGACCACAGAACGCGCCCCACTCCCCTCGCCAGGCTGTGAATAGCGCCCGCGTGCGCTCGTTCCACGCTATAAACATCACCCCCGCCCCGTACTGTAGGCCCTTGTGCCGTAGACAGGTCTCCGTCAGTTGACGGTCGGCTTCCCCGCAGTGCCAGAGCCAATCAACGGACTGGTTCTTTGACAGGGCGATCGCCATGTCCCAACCATCCTCCAGGATCTCGAATCCGGCCAGCACACTCCCGTTCACCCTCGTGTCCGCGTCCATGTACAGCGTCTGCGCATACGGCGATAGGTTGTCCAGACTGAGTTTTGCCCACCTGTTGCGCTCCACCGGGAGGTCGCATCGTATCCACGGTATCCGCCCCAGCGGCTCTGCGCCGATCACGCTCACCGGCAGCCCCTCGTTGTGCTCCTGCATCGAGGCGATTGATAATCCCGCCTCCCTCCGCGCCGCCTCGCCATAGGCCACATACACTACCCCCCTCATCTCTTGATCCACTGCACCGGTAACGCGCAAACCAGCGGCTTGACGATGTATAGCGCCCTCAGAAACGCCAGGTCAGTCTCGGCGCTACCGACCAACTCCCGTTCCCACACCCGCAAGAACTCCTGGGTCTCCTTCGATCTCCTGACGAACACCGTATCCGCGTTGTACGTTGGCACGCGCAGATCGCGTATAACATCCTGCGTCCTGCGTTGTTCCTCTGGCGTCCCACGCGTACAGGCCATCGCCTCGTAATCGTACAGCGGCGCGGCAATCTCCCACTGCTCCACCAGGTAGAACCCGATAGGGATAAAGTTCTCCCTGATGCACCGGCCACTCCTCAGTAGCAGGGTTTGAGGATACGGGAGGGTCAGGCCGCCCACCGTCAACGGGAGTTTCCCCGCCAACTTGGGAGCGTCCGCCCCCCCGTACACCCGTATGCCACAATCGCCTACCAACGGCCCCATGTCGCCGTCGGGGAGTGTTGCATCCCCGTTGGCCAACCACTGGAGCGCATCGTACTTACCGACCTCCACCCAGTCGCCCTGTTGGTAGGTTCGGCGCTGTCCCCCGATGCTCACGGTCTTGAGCGTTGATAGGCGTACCCACATGGTTAACCTACAATCTCTGCCAGGTTGGTCGTCGCCACAGGGCGATAACGCGGCTCCAGACCCCAGACCTCGATGGCCATCAGCGACGCGGCAGTGCCCACGGTATAGCCCAGGGAGATCCAGTCGAAGCCGCCGTCCACGTCCAGTTCCTCACTGCGCAACTCGATGAGCACCGTAGACCCGGAGTCTCCACTGGCTTGGGTCAACTGGGTGATCAGCTTGCCCGCGACGTGCTTGGGCGCGCCCCCGCCCGCTGCGGCATAGTCCTGGTGCAGTTGGGCGTCGATGGTCGACCCGCCCGCCATCACCCCCACCGCGATCTTGACGATCGCCCGGTGGAAGCCCTCTAGGTGCACGTAGGTGGTGAACACCTCCGCGCCCGAGGCCACAGACACGGGAGCCAGTCGGTACAGCAGCTCAGCCCCCTCGGAAAAACGTTCGGTATAGGACATGTTTCCTCCTAGAACGGGGCGTCACCGTTGGCAACGCCCCTGGTTATTACGTGGTCTTAGCGCTTAATACGACAAAGGGGCTAACTTGAGTCGAACCGTCTTGTAAAGTGATAGGCGCGCTCAGCCACGGCTGCCCATCCACCCGGTGCACGGCGCGCCACGAGGTTTCGTCGTACTGGAACCGCTCGTGGCTGGAGGTGTCGATGGTCACCATCTGCCGGTTGCCCAGCAGGTACATCGACCAGTCGGCCAGTAGCACGCTACCGGCAGTACCAGGCGCAGGCAGCTTCTCAGTGCGGATGAACGGATACCCCAGGATGGTAGCCGCAGGGCCAGCCACCGCGCCGCCCCACAGATAGGAAGGAGTGCCAGCAGGGCCGTTCATCAACATCAGATCGCTCAGGTGGCGGATGTGCAGCGACCACAACACACTGCGCTCGTTCACCGGCATGAACGCCTCAAGCATGTTCACCAGGTCGATGAAGAACGTCGCTGGCGCAGGTGGGTTGGCCTGCGCGGGAACCGCGATAGTCGCCGGTGCAGGGATCACCCCCAACGGCTGGCCAGCGCCCGTGCCCTGGTAGAAGGCGTACTCCTCATACCAGTTGATCGCCCCAGGGAAGCCCATCTGCCCGCGAAGGAAGCTATCCAGAGACTGCGGCGCATCCTCCACCAGTTCGTTGCGCGTGCGCGTGTAGCAGCACAGTTCGTGCGCCACCAACTCGATCTGTTTCCAGGTCGGGTCGCTTTGCCCCTTCAGCGTATTCGGTTGCTGCTCCGTCCACTGCGCGATCATCCCCCCAAACCAGTGCGGCTGGCAGGCGGTCGTGCCGGATTGGTCCAGCACGGGGATCTTGACCGAGCGTGCGGTCATGGCAATCGGCGTACACTTGGCG